CAGAAGTTGAGGATACTGTACTAGAATCTGTAATCTTTCTAGTAGTAGCCTACTCATAATGGACGAAGAGTAAGGAATTAAGTGACTAGTCCTCATGATAAAGATCTCATCACTCATTGGTAGAGTCATGGACCTTAACATGAAAGGCCAATCACCTTGGTTGACTGTGTCAACCATCCTTGCTTCTCGCTTCATGTGCAGATATAACCTTTCCACTTGGCCATAAACCGCCAAATGGGGGAAGGAAAGTATCAGCTCTGAACTTAGACCCTTAGGTATCACTTCTTTCTCTTCCAGAAAAGTTATCCTGATGACGAGCTCTTCAGCAAGTAAACCCAAAGGTTTAGTTGGCTTAGAGCCATCATCATTTTCTGGATTTGAAGACGTAAATAACTCCACTGCAATATTTGAAAAGATGGATGTTGCCACCTCATCATTTATTACAGGGAGTGGGAGATTGTGCTTCCTAGCGATAGCGGTTACCGCCTCGCCAGCAGGTACAAGTCCCCTCATAACTTTCATTATGAGTTCTACGTCATAGGATTTGTCAGACATCTTCTTCCTATACCGGGAAGGTAGAGATCTGATAATCCCATAGAAGGAGGATACCGCATCAGGAATACTTCCTACGACTTTCCATCCTTTACTCTCTGTTTCTAACAGCAAGTTCACTAGGAGATAATATCTTCTAGAAGACTCTCTTAGAGCAGAGATTGGGAATGGTGTAATTTCGGTGTTGTTTAGAACAAGCCTTTTGGCGAATTCATACATACAATTGGAGATATGAGTTTTCTCCATTGAAATGTCAACACCCAAACTACTCATCGTAGTCAGATACAGTTCCGCTACTTCCTTATTGGCGATAACAATATCATCACCAAGAAGGACGTATTGGCATTTATGCCAGTCCAGATTTAGGGTCCTGCAACAATAGTATATCACATAGTGGTGTGCTATTGCGAAGGATGCCCAAGATGAATAGGCCCCCATCGGGTTACCGGTCGTATATTTGACCATGCGACCGTTAAACTCGAATGGGTAGTCTACCATCACGGATTTCCAGTGGGAAACCCATTCTGGAGGTAACTGTCCTTCCAAGACTTTGCAGATAAGTTCCATTGGGAACCTATCCGTAGCTGCAGAAAGGTCAATAGAATAATACGGACCTTCTGTAGGTAGCTTAGTCATGAAAGAGCCCTGATTGAAGGTACAATCTTGAGGAATCTTCCGTAGTACATTAAACATGTACTCGTGAACAGGCTTCAAGACTGTCTGACTCCAATAATCAAGTATTCCAATTACACGTACCTTCATTTCCTTATCCGGGAATGAAGAGAGACGGCGGAATCTACCGTTACAGTTTTGCGGTAGTCCTCCGATCTCAACATGTAATAGGAAATCCTTGATCATCTGGAAACGGCGGGTGAACTTTTCACCTCCCAAGAACTTAAGAGAATTCTCAAGTTCTTCTGGGATCGAAAGGCGATCAACTAAACATGTCCAAAGGGCATGTCCGTTTGGTCCGCTTTTCGAGGTAAAGTGAAAGTTCCGCCATCTCAGAGGTCTAGGGACGTGACTTACACGTCTGTACCCTAAGCTTCGCCAGAAGTCAGCAGAATACTTACCAATATCAGATATAGCTCCTTTCGGAGGGTCTGTTATAGTAGATGTATCCGGCGTGGTTCCGACACTTAGAGCCCTCGTAGAGTATAAGATTGTATTCAACATCCGCAGAAAATCTGGGGATGGAGATCTACGTATCTTATTCACTAGAGGGCCTAAAGCTTTAGGTATCCCATCATGAGTATACCCTATTCCCTTCACTCGAATTGGATTACCTGATAAGTAATTCAATAGGCCTGTACGGACTAACTTAATATATTTAATCAATCCT